GGGTTTTCTGGGGTGAAGCCCTCAGGCACATCTGGTGGTGACAACTTCTCGATGATCTTGTCATGAATCTTCTTGCCATACTCATACAAGAAAACTTTGCCTTCGTTGTCTGGGTTTGCAGGATCTTTCACGACATAGATGTTAGAAGTGTATCGAAGTTTACGCTTGCGATCACGGGCAATCTTCTTATCATCTTCGTCACCTGAGTTCCAGAGAATACTGTTCGCTTCGGAAACAGGATCTTTTTGACCCATAGTGGTGAGAGACTTCTCGATGTACCACCCACCAGGGCCTTGGAAAGAATGACTAAAGATTTGTACCCATGGAATGTCCTCGCTCACAGGCGCTGGAAGGAAACGAATGATGGCATAGCCATTACCGCTCTTGTCACAAGACAACTTCCAGTAGCGATCATCATCATAAGACTTGGTCTTCGTGTTGATCTTTTCAAGTTCTTTTTGAAGAGAACCGAGGGAGTTCTTCTTCTTCTTTTTGTATTCTTCATACGACATTGTTTGTCTCCTTATTTTGTTTGCTGTATATTTTCGTATGTGCTTGTGTAATACTATTTATCTTGAATATCATAAGAGTTCAAGACACTCAAAGCAATTTTTCTAAATCTTTTTTGATCTGCTTTGAAGAATGATTTGTATTTTGAAATCTTCTGCGAATATTCTTTCCATACTATATCATCTTCAAGTTCTTTGTCAAGTCTTTTCATGAAACTCAACAAACTATCCAATATGAGAACAGTCTCAACAGAAACCTCTTTTCGCAAGAACCATTTTAGAATCTCAGGGTGGTCGCCATCTGTAGAGGTAAAGAAACTATGGAACGAAACGTTGTTATCTTCCATGTGTTCACAGATGGATGTAAACTCTTGACGAAAGTTTCTCTCAAGAGAATCCTTTCTTGCGATCCATTTTCTCCAAACATTCTCGGCTTGCTCTTCTAATGTGTCACCGATCCAGAGTTCATCGTTTTCGAGAATGTTGGAAAGAAGAATCTCTTTGACCTCTTGTTCGCTATATTTTCTTGCGAGTTTTTCGAAGTAGTATTTGTCTTTTCTTTTTTCGTACGTTGAAACACGACTGCGAATCCGACCACCAAACTCCACAAAGTCATATGACTTTGTTTTGAAGTGTGCCTTCATGGCAACGTACATTGTATAGACTTCGAAGCCCTTCACCTTAGTTCTCATGAGAATGGTAGTTCAGTTTTTGTTGGCAACAGGTTTAGACCTCTTGCTTCCCTTTCAATCTTTTCCTTGATTGGTTTTGTAAGAAACTTTGATACTGTATCGGGTTCAATTTCGTTTTGTTCGCAAAGGTACAAAACAGCGTCCATGTATCCGATTTCTTTTTCTTTGGCACACTCTTCTACTTTTTTAGAAAAGTCTTTGTCAAGTGTTAGTATTGATCCCATTTTATCTCCCGTATTTTTTGGTGTATGTTTTTGTGACTCGGATGAGTTCTTGAATATAATCTTTTGTTTTGAATTCATAAACAGAACATGATTTATCTTCACAAGCCATAATGATGACACCATTTTCAATCGGTTGTCCTGTGAGATTCTCCCATAGTAGTGAATAACAGGTTGCTTGCAAGAAGTAATTCTGAATATCTGAAACTTCTTTCGGGCGCTTTGCTGTTTTGAAATCAATCACACTAAGCGTCCCATCAAACTCACCGATACAATCAACTCTACCTGCGATACCGAAAAAGTCTTTACACATTGTTCGACCGTAAGTGTCGTGAAGAATCTCATATAGATCACCCCAAAGTGCAACCTCTAAGGCACGAATGTTATTGATTTTGTTGAGATGAACCTTTGAGTATTTGAATAAATCGCCGTCTTGATCAATCTCTTCATTACCCAAATACTTTTCAACAAGAGAGTGATACTTGTTTCCTCTTGAAGTGGCAGCAGCACTTATCTTTCTGTTCTCTGGATCTTTTCTCCACTCACGAAAAAACTCCTCACTCTCATGACCTATCACTGTGGTCACTGAGGGAAAGGAGCGTTCTTCGCCATCAATAACATAATGACGCTTACCATTTTTTTCGATTGTGCTAACAGGTTTGTCTGGTAATTTTACTTCAACGTGATTGAACATCAATCAAACTTTCTTGGAATCTTTTGACCCGTTTTCTCTTCAATCTTTGCAAAAACCTCTCGCATGCCACCATCGATTGTTCTTCGACCAAGAGAAACAGAATCGGCAACACCTGGTGCACCGAAAAGTTTTTGAACAGCCTTTTCACCACATTTGGGGCAAGGCTCTTTTGTTGGTTTGTTTCGATCTGCGATGAGAAGTTGTTTCTCAAATGTGTAGTCGCACATGTGGCATCTGTAATCATAATTAGGCATTTTGAAATACTCCTGTGTACCATTCTGGTTGTGTACGAAGAGTCCACTTTGCAAACCTAGACTTCGCACCGTTGTAATAATTTCGGTACGACTGAACTGAATTTTTTACCTTGAACTCATCTGGCATTGCGATTGCAAATTCAGTAAGATTACCTTGTGGTATATTTTTTGGTAGAGTTGAAAGATAATCGATCAGGTTTTCGGCGCTATGAACCTTTCCGTACCTATATGTATACTCTTTGCAGAGGGCGATGGCGTGCTTCTGATGCCACATATAATTTTCTGATGTCTTGAGAGTCCATACCGTGCAAGGGTGATGCATGAATGTGGCTTTCCATAACTTGTCTTCTCGCTCGTCATTGAGTTTCCATCTCTTGATTTTGCGAGGTCTATCACCCTTTGACATTTCGTAGTATAGATCGCCGTCTAGGTAGCGGTGTGCTGTTGACAACATCTGACCTGACTCAAGAATCATCTTGACAACGTGCTTGTCACAAAGCGACTGAGCGGATACTTCTGGGCTTTCATCTACTACAAAAATATTCATGGGTTACTCCGGTAAGGGTGCTTCATAGAATATACTAAGTCCTAGGGCTTTTGCAAGTGCGTGTTCTGCTTTTGCACCTTTGCTTCTTTCCCAATTGCTCATCATGTAGATTGCGGTGCATTGATCGCAAATTGCAACCATGTCACGACGTAATGCTTTTCTCATAAACTCATGATCTTCATAGTTTGTGTCTGGTGCAAAAGACATGGGATCAGACATTGGCTTACCTGCATCTTTGTCTAGTTCAGCGGGGTTGATAACGTTCCAACCTTGTTCTCGAAGCACTCTAGAACAACGATCAAAGGCTGGGTAATTATAATCCTCATAACCACGCATCGGACCAGCAACATAAATTGTTGGTTTTCTATTCGTTATATTCATTATTTACTCCTAATACGCCGTCTTGGAATCGAACCAAGTTTACACGATTATAAGTCGTACTGAGAAATGCCAGTTCCTCCCACGGCGCAAGATTATCCAAGAGGCACTCTTGACTTCTTGTTGCTACAATGTCCATTCTCGTTGATGTCAAGGTAGTTTGAACGCTGACGATCATCGTCGTGTCCAAGACGATAGTTGAAATGTGAACCATTGATTCTCATACCATCTAACGCCTCTTGAATCTTGTTGACGATTTGTTTTGATTGAATCGCCGCTTCGTCCAGATTACCTGTCATGGGAATATCGATGTGCAAACGATGAATACTCATCCGTTAAGATCCTCTCGGTAAACTTGCTCACCGAAAGAAATCACGCGAGATGGTTTGAAAGAACGCCAAGCAGCCTTCTCAATATCCCAAACGACAACGTGGTCTGGGTTGTCATTCTTTTCTTCGGTCAACAGAGTTTGATCAGTTGCGGTTGACTCTGGCAGATAGTCTGAACGCAAGGTACAAAACATATGACGAACAGTGCCGTCTGCTTTTTCAAATGAAAGGTTTACTGCTTCGCTTCGAAGCCGATTTACAATTTGTTCTTTTTCCATAGTATGTCCTTTGTTGAATGTCAAAGGTGGCCGTTAGACCACCGATGACTAGCAAGATATAAAAAAATCAACCGAGACGGCTGATGTCACGACGCATCTTGCGGGTGCAAGGAGTTTCGATAATCGAAACACGCTGACGAGAAGAGTAACCACGGAACTTGAGACCGGTACCAGACTCGTTCATGAAACCAACATAGATGGTGCTTTTAGGACCTTCGACGATTGCGGCGACTGGTCGGTTAGGTGCACCACGCATGGCGAGAGTGTCGCCTTCGTGCAGGTTCTTTGCCATGATTCGGCTGTGCATTCCATTAGATGGGATGTGAGCGTCGAGGCTGTTGTTAGAGGTTGCGGTCATGTATTGTCCATTTGCATTACGAATGTGGGGCATATTTATCTCCTTTTGATTTGTTACCCTTATAATTTTTGACGATTCTATCATCATGTTTAAGCCATGTCAATTCTTCTCCCCAATCTTTTGAGGAAAATTTTACTTGAATTTGTGGTCCCCAAGTTTGATCAAACTCGATGGAGTTGATTCTGGCGCTTTGACGCCGACTTGGAACATACACACTGTCGCCAACTTTCAACTTCATAATTTTCTCCTTTATTGAAGTGTCTGTCGTCTTGTTCTTCTAAATAATACCGTATGCTGAATAAAAGTCAAGAGCAAAGTTTGAAAAAAACTGAGAGAGTTGAAAAGATTATCGCTGGCGTGGATTATTCTATGACATGCCCTTGTGTATGTGTCCACACAGGCGACAAATTTTCTTTCAAAAACTGCCAGTTCTACTTTCTCACCGACAAAAAAAGATTTGATGGCACACATTTTAATGTTTTTCATGGTGAGCATTTTCATGGTTGGTCTTGTGATATGGATCGTTATGACTCCATAGCAGATTGGGCAATGACCAAATTGATTGGTGCAGAGCATGTTGGTTTAGAAGGGTATGCCTTTGCTGCGAAGGGTAAAATTTTCAACATCGCTGAGAACACTGGCATACTAAAATACAAATTGTGGGAAAAGAGAATACCAGTCACCATAATCTCACCAACAGAGGTGAAGAAAATGGCGACAGGAAAAGGCAACGCCGACAAAGAGGTCATGACTCGTCAATTTAGAATCGACACCGGTGTAAATCTAAAGAAAGATCTAACACCAAAAAGTTCAAAAGTCATAAACCCGGTGTCAGACATTGTTGACTCTTATTATGTTTGTAAGGAACTTTGGTACAAAACTATCGATTTCTAAACTTTTCAAAACCGTCAAGATCAGAACTGTAGAAGTTGCCATCTTTCAATGTGTTCTTGGTTCTACTTCTGCGATTTTTTACATTACGATGTTTTGTCGTTCTACTTTTGTAGTGTCTCGATGAATCTCCCTCCATCGAGACCTTCTTGTTTTTCTTCATGGGATTAAACCTGGAAAAGCGTCCTGCACTAATTGTTTATCAATTCCATTATAATCAAATTTGTTTGTGAGAATCTTTACGATAAGGTCAGCCTCCATAGGGTCAACACTTTCGAGCAAACCAATTAAGTTTTGTTCTGTTCTCATCGGACCCATTTTGTTTACCTCTGGGTCTGTGAAGATGTAAAGTCTTTTTGCCTCGTTGAAGAGTGTGTTCATACCAAGACCAGTTGGTACATCACTCTTTTTGAAAGGAGGCATATCATCAAAACTAAAAACGTATCTGTCGTCAAATACGAGTTTCAATACTTCTCGTAAAGGATGAGAGATGTATTCTCTAAGATATGAGATCCTCTGATCTCTGTTTTCAAACTTACTTGCATTTTCCAGAATCTCTGGAATCAAATAATCTGTCTTATTCACTTAATACTCCTGAATATTTTCAATCAACACCCGAAGTCTTTTTGCCACAAAGTAGTTGAATAACTTGCCTCTGTCGCCTTTCGGGCTTTTATCAAACTCACTAATAATATTTAGTTCGTATTGCTCTGGTATATTTTCGAAATCTACAAGTTTTTCATTTCTCTCAATGAATGGTCTGTTTTCAGGTGGCAAGTCACCACGAAGAAAAGCATCATGCATTCTTGCCAGTGCTTTTTTGGTGAGTGGCTTTTGTCTCTTGCCCTCAACAACAAAGCAATCATCATCAGACAATGAATTTGGTACACCATCACCAGAGTCACCACGAATGATCAAGTCTTGAAGAAACTTCTCTGGGTCAGGACATTTTACGAATGCTTTCTTGATTGGATTCCATTGCTTGACATTACCATGCTTCTGCAATTGCTGAAAGTCTTTATCGCTTGAGACGATCAATACATCCTCTACAGGGAAACTCTCGGCCGCTCTCTTAGCGATGGTAGCGATAACATCGTCTGCTTCGCAACGCTCAACATTCAAGACTTTATATGGAAAGAATTCACGAATCTCTTCACGAACCTTACCAAGAATGTTGAACAGAGCATTCCAGTCAAAGTCAGACTTTTGTTGTTTTGTTTTTCGTGACGCTTTGTAATATGGAAAAATATCTTTTCGCCAGTAATTACCTGCGTCACAACAAAGAACAATCTCACCATAGTCGTTCTTAAATTTATTTCGAATCAGACGAATGTTGTTCAGAATAATGTGCCGAACCAAATCTTCATCTGGTGTGTTTTCGCCTCTTGTTTGTGCCATGATTGAGGCTATGGCGACCTGACTATAATCTACAAGAATCATCTTGCCTGCTTTCTCATGTTTTCATCAAAATTGTTTTGTGTGAAACCTGGCATCAAGTTTTCAAGATTGGTCTCTTCGCTGACCTGTTCACTTTCAAACTTGATCACAGGAGAACCTTTCGTGTTGCCACTAAATCTTTTACCGATATAGTTATCTGTTTTTTTCCAGTTGCGTCGTGGCAGTTGAATCTCCCAGTCGAGTTCGTCTGCTGCTTTTTTCGCTTCGGTAAGAGTAGGATACAAACTGTAAACTGGCTCGTACTTTCCTGTTTTTTGGTCAATACGATAGGTTTCTTTGCACCAGGTTTGTAGACTTTTAATCCAGATGCCATACTTGGCCATGACTATACCTCGTCTTTATGAATGAAGTATACCTTATGTATTCTAGATGTCAAGAGAAATCAAATAATTATCTCTGGCACTAGGTGTTGTTCTCAAAAGAGAACGACTGGCGTAAACGACTAGAAACAGAACGACCTTGAACTTTGGCTGGCTCAAACTTCCATTGTCTGATAGCAGCAAGAGCAGAGCGATCAAAAGATGGATTTGTGGTTCTCTGGACTTTGGGATCTTGAACCCTACCATTCTCATCAACGATAAAGATCACGACCACGGTTGCAGGTGCTTGACGCAGTAAAGTAGAAGTAAGTCGAGGTTGAACCACACTCAACCGACGAGCCTTCTGATCAAGTTCTGACGAAGAGAAGATTTCATTCATTTCTTCGTTGCTCGCTATCGCACTCTTCAACTGAACACCGAAGTCACCACCCATAAAATCACCGAAGCCGGGATTGAGCATAACCTCTAACTGGCTAATGTCCAGTGGTTCGGGTGTGGATTCCATTTGTGGTGGTTCAGGTTCTGGTTCAGGTTGCGGCTCATCTGGTTCGTCCATCGGGGGTGGTGGAGGTGGTGGAACACTGACTATTTCCATCGCACGACTCACAGAGTCTCCTTGAAATGGAGAGTTGATCGCTTGAAGCAACGGCAATAGCATAAAGAAGAATGCTGTGCATCCGAACGCAAGAGTGTAAGCAACAAATGTTCTGATTAGCCTTCGCATCCCCAGTTTGCAAGAACCTCCACTAAATCCCAAAACTCAACTTTACCGTTTCCATCCGCATCACCCTGACAAGATCCACAGTCGCCGCTGTTTGTCCCAAACAATAAACCAAACTCATCAGCGGCACTCCAACCAGTCAACCAGTTTTCGCCGGGAGCAAAACCACCACGATAGGTCACGGGTGAGTAGAAACCATTTGCAGGTGCAGGGGAAGGTGTCGTGATAATGTCAGAGTCAATCGGTGTCGGGTCAATCAACACAACAGGATTCACACTCTTGCCACCAATGTTTACACTTTGTCCACGCTCTAACAATTTGATTGGTTGCACATCAGTTTCAATATTTGTCACACGCATGGACGCAGGTACAATGTCGTAGTATGGGTCATCTGTGATGTCACCAAAACCAGAGATGATGTTGTTCGATAACTCTGCGAGTTTACCATCAGTTTGTGCTTGATATAGATTGTCCATCACATATGAAACACCTGCGTTCACAGGATCGATATAGGCAATCCCATCCGACCCTACTGCATCAGTCTCAAAGCGTTCAGCGAGAGTCAGAGTCCCGTTGTGACCATATCCCGAAGAGCCGTCACCGTCCTCTTCATCAGCACGAACGAGTTTGTCTCCCTTGCCGATGAAGATATTGTTTCGGAATTGAACTGATGCATTGTCTCTCCAAGTGGTTGTACCATCACCCGACTCAGTATTTGCAATCGTGGTAAAGTTATAGATTGCAGCACGGGTTCTTGGTTGTGCGTCAGAGTTTTCTGCACCATCAAACTCAAAAATATTGTCTCCGAGTCCAGAACCTTGTGAAGCATTTCGTGAGTAGCCTTGCACAATAAGACCAAACTGCGCCCGACCTCTCCAGCCTTGGTCAACATCAAACGAGTCATCACCGACATTCCAAATAGAAACATATTTGAGGTCAACCGTGCCACCCCAGATTTCAATGCCGTCGTCAACATTGTTCATTACTTCGATGTGGTGAATTTTCGTATTGCGACCAATAGCACCAAGAGACAGACCATTGAGTTCATTAGATAATCCGACAACTCTACCTGCATATCGAATAGACAGGTAAGAAAGATTACCTGCGTCGTAATCATCATCACCACCGCCATAATTATTTAAAGATGGATTGCCTGCTGTCTCAACAAGCCCTTCCATATTTGCTTTGTTGGATGCACTTGGTGTCAGGGTGTTGTTTGGGAATCCACCAGAGTTAGTCACACCATCAAAACCGATAAAAGCATCACCGCAGAGTGTAAGGTTACCCCATTCGTTTGCAGTCGCTCTCCAAGTTCCGTCATCAAGAGTTGAGGTCATTACGACTGGTGCGTGTCGCTCTCCGTTCACAAAGATTTGTGCGCCGTTTGCCACACATAAACCACCTGCACCATTCGCAGATGCCTCGGAAGCGATGATTGTTCCGGCTTCAATGGTCAGTGTTGCACCCGGCAACACATATATTTGTTTTGTGAGATTGTAAGTATTGTCAGCAGTCCAAGTTGTTGACGTTGCAATATCCTCTGTGACATCAATGTTTGCTGCAAGGGCGACGATAAGCGTAAGATGTGCGATCATGCATTTCCCCCGTCCAAACTCTCTTATACTTATTGGGTGATGTATTATGGCACAGTAAACGTATCGTTAGTGTTGTGATAAAAAATAACCCACCTTTCGGTGGGCTACTTCTTTCAGAATGTATTTGAAAATCAGAAGGTGAAGCGAAGACCGCCACGAACGGCTTCATCACGACTGTCATACTCAACGAGAGCGTTGACATCTTCTTTCAATTCTAACTTACCGCCAATGGCGTACTCAGTCACTTCGTTCCAGTCATGCTCAACACGACCATATGTGGTGAAGCAATCACCGACAGGAATCAAAACTGTTTGCAAGCAAGCAGTCCAGTCACCTGAGTCATCGGTGTATGAGATGAAGCCATCTTCCCAGGACACATCAGCGGTCCAAAGGTTGAAGTCATCATCTGCGAAACCGAAACCAAGAGCGCCAAGTTCGACACGACCACCGACACCGGGGTTGTCGAACACATCAGATCCAACAGCGTCGATGTTGAACGAGAGATCGCCGAGTTCACCACCAAAGGAAACACCCTCAATGTAATCTTCGACGAACGTAGTGGCTCTTGTCAAACCATAGTTATATCTGAATCGAGTGCTTTCAAGTTCAGCACCGAAGTGACGTTGAAACTTACCAACAGTCAAGTTGACAAGATCAAGATCAACACCGACGTAAGCATCAAGAAGTGCAACGTCATCAAGGTTGTCGATGGTCTCAAAAGAGAAGCCGTAAACGGCACCATCAGATTCAGCATAACCACCAAGGACGAGACGAGTATCAAGAGAATATTCGCCATCGTTTGATGTCACAACGGTTTGTCCAACACCACCAAAGTCAATATCACCAGCAAGAGTCGCTGCTGAAATACCAAGTGTTAGTGCAAATGCTCTCATGTCAGCCTCCTACTTCCGTGACAAGATCAAAAAGGGACTTCACCGTGTCAACACACCACACAACGCCTTCCCATGAGAATGGAAGAAGAGCAAGGGTGATGAGAAGTGAACGGCAAATGCCGAGTCGACCGAGTGTTTTGGTCAAGCAGTCTTGGCCGCATCCATGTGCGACACCTTCATTGGGTTTTGTAGCCATATTTTTTCTCCTTATTTTGGCTTACGAGGTTAAATCCACTACCTCGCATGAGTCACCAGAACACGCTAACGTTTGCGAGCCTGATGTTTGATCATCATCTTCAAACTCTTGAAGTTGTGACCAGTCTATGTCAGTGGGTGTTTCGGAAAGAAGTTCACGGTAAGTCTCTTCGTCGCATTCTTGATAAGGCGCCTGTTTATAAGAGTGTTCACTATAAGGTAGGAACGAGATACCAGAAACTTCGTCGAAGTGGTTATACACCCATGCTCCAACATCTAACCATTCGTGTTCTCTCACAGAGATTGTCACGGATGGTTTATGCTCACACCAACATCGTTGATATGTGAGCCATAGTTCTAATTGTTCAATCGCAGTTTTGTCTTCTCTTGTAATCGCACCGTCAGGTGACTTGATTGGGAATGAGAAAACTGTAACCTTGTCACCTTTCATGACACAAGGTTCTGCTTTGAATCCTTTCGACTTCATGAAGTCGCACAGAGGGTCTTTGTTGTCTGCACGAACAGTACGAATATAGTATTGGCTGTGCCGAGAGTGAATCCCTGACGCAGCATCGACAAGTTGTGAAACAGTACCTGAAGGCTTCACACATGTAATTGCAGCCGACTGATTGATACCGAGTTCTTTTGCAATCTTCTTGTTTGTGTCTACAGCCACTTGTCTAAGTTCTTTGAGCAAGTTTTCAAGATCTTCTTGTTTACCATCACCGTTTGTCAATTTAGAGTCCATGATACCGGTGAGAGAAACACCAAGAAGCCTCTCTTCTTCGCAGTTCTTTCTCCAATCACTTGAAATGTATCTAAAGTTTGTAAGTGTAGACTGCAAAGTACCGATGATTGTTGCAACACGAACCTTTTCTCTCAAAGTTTCAAGTGTGTCATCTGCACGAACAACAACCTCAGAGAGGTTACAAAACTCTTTATCTCTCAAAATAATTTCTGAGCAAGGGTTCGTACCGAAGTCATAGTTGGGATCACGACGATCATCACCAATCTTTTCAACTTGCTTTTTCGCAGCATCACGATTGAAGAGTCCTCGTTCACCACTCTTTGAGCGATAGAGAGACACCCACTCATCCATGAAAGTGCCGATTTCAGGTTTTGACTTGTAGCACGCAGAGTTGTTTGCTAACGCTCTTTGTGGTTCGGTGCTCCACCATTGACCATCTTTTGCGTGACGCATACGATCATCAGTCAGATCAGACAAAGAGATCAGTGCTGAACGACGAACACCACCAACGACTACAATTTCAGCAATCTTACAGCATACGTCATGGCATTCAATGGAAGTGAGTTTACGACCTGCTGCCTTTTTGAAGGTATCAACTGTAAATCTGAAAAGTTCATCCAGCGGTTTAGGACCTGACGCTCGTCCCCCGAATGTTTTAAGTCTTGCCCCAGCAGGACGAATCTTCGAGAGGTCCCACTTTGGCACCTGACCTCCAATGAGTAGCGAAATGAGTTCTCGATAGGCCTTCGCCCAACCAATTTTTGAGTCTGCAACCACAATCGTTGTGTCGCTGTCTGCAAACTCCTCTGATATCGTCGGTAGATTTTCAACAAAGTTTCTCTCAACACTGAAACCCACTCCGGTTCCGCACATTAAAATATACATCATCTCGTCAAAGCATCTAGGCTTATTTATGTGAAGGTATGAACAATTGTACCCTGCTACACCATCTCTTTCAAGTGCTGGACCTGCGGTCATCAAAGCACGCATCGAAGGCATTACCTCAAGACCGAGTATAGACCTACGAATCGCTTTACGATGCCTTGAAAAATTAAAATCACTATGATTTTCAGAAATGTGATTTTCAAAAAACCCAATGAGACGATCAACGGTTTCGTCCCACTGCTCTCGTCTACCTTCATCTGGTAGCCACCGAGAGTATCGAGATAAGTGAATAAAATCTTGATATGGTGTTGGTAAGTTCATGTATTTTCCTAGTTGTTTTTTCGTTGTGTGATTTTATTTAGTCTTGGCTGTTGTTCAAACTCTCGGCATAATAAGATTGTTTTTCATACTTTTCTCCATGTCGAAAGTCTCAACTTTGCCGAGGGTCCTTCGTATGTGTTTGCGGTAATCATATCTAGAATCTCGTCTGAAGTCAACCCTGAAATGATCATATCATTGACATCTTTTTCTTTGAGACTGTCAGGCCAGATACAGACTCTCTTACCAAGATCTGTCGCCTCATTCATCTTTGAAACGATCTGTTTGTTTCTCGGTTCATTATCAAAACAAAAAACAAGTTTAGAGGAACTGAGTTTTTCATCAAGAAGTTTTAGATTTGAACCAAGAACAGCCAGACTGTTTGGTATGAACAGTGAATCGATTGGACCCTCAAACACATGAACATTCTCTGCCCAGTTTATTCTTTGGTCTTTGCCATATATCAGAACATCATCATAGTCATTTGCCTTGATCGTAATATACTTCGGTATCTCACCATTCAGAGATCGACCCTGCAAGCCTATGACTTTCTTTTCTGAATCGTAAATTGGTATCACCAATCTATTCTCTCTACCAACAATTGTCTTATCGTTTATTTCACGAACAGTGTCGTAGAAGTTTTCAGCGTAAGAAAAACGATGCCACAATGAC